AGTCCATACAATCTTACGAGTTTCAGCAGGTACATTACTGAGACTCTTCCATACTTTCTGATCTTCAGTCAAGAAAATTCTCCGAGAGCCACGAGTGATGCTGCTAGAGAGATCAAGAACACCATCAGTAGTATCCGTCTCTTCGTTAAAAGATAGATTACCTTTTTCATCCACCTTTGTAAGTATAGCCTTCAGATCGTTATTAACTTTGATCTTAGCACCAGCTACAAAGACACGGAGAATTTCTGCCTGTACATCTTTTTGATCACGGAGAGTACCTTCTTCATCTTTTGTTGGTCGGTTAGCTAGTTCGAGCAAACCTTTAAATGTAGAAGGATATTCTACAGCAACGTTTACAGTAGAACCTTCAAACATATTTTCATCTGAAAGTTTTTCTGCTTTTTCAGTATCAAGAACAACTGGCTCTTTAACAATATTTCCTTTCTCATCTTTTACTGGTTGGTCGTTCTTATCTGTTTTAACACGAAAACCATAAGCAGTAGTAAACTTCTCTACATTGAAGTTACCACCACCACTTGTAGCTTGTGATGTTCCTGCCTGTGGATCAATTACGCTTGTTGTCCCCATGTTTATTGCTCCTTTGTTGTTTTATTTTTAAGTTCAACTTAATTTTTGTTTCTTCAGAATATAAAATCTTGTTTTATACTCTGAACAAATGGGCCGATATTATCGTCGGCCCTAGCGAATCTTTTCCCAAAGACAGATATAGGATACAAGTTTTAGATGCGCTTGTCAAGCAAAATATGCACGGCATCTGTGAATTCGTCAATCTTATTTTTCGATAGTTCTGAAACTATGTCTGTAGGTTCTTGAAATTTAAGAGGTTGCTGAGGCTGTTGTTTCGCCTCATATTGAGACAAAAAATTCTCTAGATGCTGCCAGAATTGTGGCTCTTGGGATGTAACGCTGTAGGCACCGAGCGTTTTGTAGAGAATCAAGGCTCCTTTATTATCCATGATTATAAGTTTATCTAATCGTTTAAGAAGATTGTTTCGAGAATCGAAGGTAGTGTAATCGTTCATAATTATTATCCTTTTAATCAGTTGTTAATTTATAAAAATTATCAGTTTCTCTTATATCTTCTATATTTCCTTCATCACCATATTGTATAAGAATTTTATGTTGGTTAACAGCATCATTATAATTAGTTTGCTCTATAACACAAAATGGTTGTGAAAGTTTACCACCTAAAGAGCCTGCAATATTATCAATTATATGTCCTATTTTAATAGTTTTAAATGGTGATGAAGCAAGAACAATATAACCACGTTCTTTTAATAAGTATTCTATTCTTTCATCATTTGTCATACTAATTTACCTTTCATAATGGTAGTAATTAGTGGTAGTAATTATTATTATAGTTTTACTGAACTAAGGCTTCGCCGCTGGTTCTGTTATTCTTTCAAATAAATTTGATCCTGGTAGTGTCATAGCGAGAGATTTATGACACTGTGGACAAAACAACGTATCTGAATACTCTTTAATATCATCACATTCTAAGTTTTTACATACGCCAACACGTTTATCTAGTTTACTGTCATCATAGCTCATTGGTGATATATCTCCTTTATCAATTTGTTTATAAATTCACTTACTTCAAACAAACATGTAACAGGACAATTTATATACTCTTGTACCGTTACATGAAAATGATGACTGTGACTTTGCCAACAGAGATACTGGTGGTTATGATATTTATTATTCAATTGTTCCAGTATATTGTCTACTGAACGTGAAATATCATCTCGTAAATGGATGTCTATATCTCTGTAGTCTCTATGAAATTTTGACATTGATTCAATTTGATAAAGTGTATCTACTATCAAATGCCATCTAACACCGTCTGGTGGTTTGTTTTTAACATTTGTAGTTGTAACAGATGTTGTATAGAAAAGCATAGATCTCTGTGGATCGGAGTCTATGTTTTCTATGATGTCTGCAAGATGTTTTAGTTGTTGATACATATAACTACCAAATAAAATAAAACAATATAATTAAAATAATAATAAGACCAATAGCATCTTGTATATCGTTAATAATGCTATTGTCTTTTTCTGAATACATATCTTTGTCGTAGGAGTTAGACATTATTATCTCCTTTTAATTTATATAAACCCCATAAATGATCTGAATCATCTGTCCAATGAACGTTGTATTGTACATAATTATGAGAATGTATAACTAAGATTCTTTGAATATTTATTTTTGTTTTGTGTTCTCTTGTTATAAAAGGAATCATTGTAACTGTATCTGAAACTATTTGTAACATGATTTTATCCTCCATTCTTTTGTATCGGTTTAATCTTAAATTTCTTTTGTTGGGGCTGTTGACAACTTCTGTGATGATTACTACCACAATCAGGACATGGTTCATCCGCTAATACCATACTTTCTATTTTATCTTCCTCCACAACCACTCCAAATCCTGTTTCTGATTTCAAGGATGCCTGTCGTTGTCGTTTCTGTAATTCTTCCAAGGCAAGTGCCTTAAGTAATCCTTCATCATTACCTAGAGGATTATTGAAACTTGTATTTTCAGCTTCATAACCAACAGCTGTTTCTTCACCATTATTATCTGTTACCATGGCAACATATCTTGTTGCTTTAATTGCATATTTGCTATTACGTTCAATAAGTTGTTCTACTAGTTCTCTTGGCAAATATCTAGTTCTATTTGCACATTGTTTAGAACAGTAGAGTTTATTAATTCGTAAGGCATGAAACTTCTTTTGACATACAATACAAATCTTTGCGTACATCATATAGTTATTCCAAATGGTGTACTAATCTTTATTTCCTGAACTTGTTTGTACATCTCACCAAGAAAATACATATAGTTATATGCTTTAGCTTCTATTTCAGCTTTTTCTTTTCTTGGTAGTTTACTATATCTTTGTGTTTCTTTCCTATGACACATAACACAAAGAATGTGATATCTTTTATTTACTACTTCAATGAAATTGATTAGATTCAGATCATATATGTCTATAATCATCTGGTAGATAGTACTAACAAAAAACTTCTGTCGTTCTAATCCACCATCATTATAAACATGATGAAAATCTAAACAACCAATATCTTCACAATACCCACACTTAGCGCATTTAGCACCAAGTAAATGTATCACTTTTGATCTTTTTGACATAGAGATGTAACAGAGCTTATGTCACTTTAATCTCTTTCTTGGCTCCTGTCAAGAGATTTAATTTCTATGGTATCCCAATGAAAACACAGGCTTTACACACACTTACCGTGATTCGAGCTGAGATAGGGCACGGTAGGGCCTGCCTGCCACCTTTAATAAAATCTGGAATAGTGGTACGGTAATTTATCAACACACACACCACTACTATAACACACACTCACATATATACATACACATCATTACTAACAAAATCTACCACCTGAAATCTATCGACCTATCTTTCCTCACGGAGCGGGTAGGCCATGCAGAGACATATCTCAGCTTGAGTCTCTGTAACTGACAGATAAACTATTGATAACATTGGTTTTATCTATCAAACCAATCTCCTTTACAGCCACACACCAGAGAAAAAAGAGTCCTAAGCTCTTGTTCAATTCTTAACAACTATGCATATCTTCACAAGATTGTGTAAAATTTGTATGATTCTTGTAAAGATAAGCCTAATTATTAATGGTTTTGTGTTATCCGATATAAACTTAGAGTGTATCGAAGGCGATTCTCGATATCTACTACCGTTTTAGCATATCGTGTAGCGGGTTTTTCAAAATGTAATTTTGGCCGACATTGGTGGAAAGCCATCCGGCCATTTTCAAGCCGAATAGGAGCACGATTACAAGTATCAGCAGTATTTGTTTGTTTGACATACATCAGTTAATCTCCTTTATATCGTGGTACATTCTTAATATATGTCTCTACTTCAATTTTACACCTATCACAAAGTAGAGCATCATACGAATGTCCATTGTCTGAACTTTGTGTCCAAGTCGCTTTATTGTTACAGTTCATATGTTCAATACCACCATAACAATAAGCTTGAAATGGAGTGCCATATTCAAATATTATATTATTTGAATATAAGTAAGTCATTGTTTTATCCTCCCATACCATGCTAAGAGTGTTCGAGTGGAACAACTGTACAACAATTTAAACAATAGTTTGTCACCGCTATTGCCATTACTTCTTTCTTGGTGCAGGGATACCATCAGGAAAAGCAGTCTGCATCGCTTGGCTCTGTTCAACACCTTTACTAACAAGCAAGCGAAATGATTCCCATTGCTGGGAAATGCGTCGCTCTTCTTGATACTTATCAAGTTGTTTCTGTTTTGCAACAAGAATATTTTCAAGAGTCACCTTCTCGAAGTGATCTTTGTTTTTTGCATACCACTTTTCACCACGGTTTGCAATACCATCACGATTGTCATATCGTGCAATAGACTCGAGAGCTTGACAACTGAGTCCACTTACTTCAATTACACGATCTTCAATCGCTTCCATTACTTCAGCAGCAATCTGTTCAGGAGTCTTACCTTCTAGCAATGCCATGATTTTTATCCTTTTCTAGTGTGGTGGCGGATATACAGGTTGTGTGATATTGAGTCACACTACAGATTATCTAGAATTTATCTGTAGCCTATACGTTGGCCTGTATATCTGTCACCACACTGTCTAAGAACACTCATAGCATAGTATGTGAGGATAAACTTATTATGATCTATCTATATAGCGCGCGGAACGGAGTTAGCATTGTCTCCTAGTTGAGTAGCAGCCTATACAGCACTAGTGTATATATCCAGTAGTGGTAAGGGGCTAGTCTTTGGTTAAAGGACTTGCACTACGCTCCGCCCACAATATAGATAGATCAGTGGACTACTACGGCTATCTGCGCTATACTATACATCTTCAGTCATAGCGGTGGGGCTTATCCCACTAGACGCTGATAGTATTGGCCTGACTCATCCAACCCACCTGTGGCCGTTGTCTCTCAGTCACGTACTGTATATAGCAATACAGGAACCAAACTACAGGTCAGCTATCTTCTTTATTATCAACAACATACAAGCTAGTTACTATCTTACTACTATATAACTCTTACACTATCAATGTAATATCTACACTATCTAAGTCCTTTGTTATCAACACTACTATGTAATATATTCATAGTCATAATAGTTATTAACTAACTAGTAACTGTTTACCATTATGCTATTAACCAAGGCGACACCTATATATCAATTACTATGGCATGAAAATTGCAGACGTTACAAATAAAACTCCAAAAAAATTTTTTACCAGAGAATATGATTATTGGAATTATTAATTAATTTAATTAATATGATGATTTTATTGATATCTAGAGTTGTTATTATAGCAGACCGGAGTGGGGTTGTGGCGTGTTTACAGAGAAAAACGAAAAAATAGTCTGTAAATCATTGGTAAACAAAAGAAAAAAGTACTAGGATATCCTATATATAAAGGATAGAATTTTCCCAAAGCGACACCTTCCGGTAGAGCCGAACTAATTATCGCAGGGGATGATTAATAGGCTCATATGTTGTATAAAAAAGAGCACTAGTTATGACTGAACTTAATAATCAAGAGATTGTCAATAAAGAACAAACTGTTGACTATGAGAAGAGTCCTCTGGCTAGTGCGCTTTTTAGGCACCTAAGAGACTATTATAATTATAAAAATCCTCAAGATATAATTAATATGGGTTTTAAGATAATAGAACAAGATAGTTCTGATATTCGATAACATGGCTAATATAGTAAAGAAACATCGCCAACGAACAATCGACAAGATGCACATACTTATTCGTGCAGAGTTGGCAAATCCACTGTTAAATTCTACCGAAGTCGCCGCGTTATGTGGCTTAACTATTTGGAAGTTTAGTGTTCTTAAAGCCACACCAATGTATCGCCAGCTTCATAATGCCTATCACACTGGACTTCTTACTACTTTAGATCAAAAAGTAAATAATACCATCGGCTTAACACAAGAAACATTAAACCTCTCTGTTCCAGTAGCAATGCAGGCTTTGTTAAAACAAGCCATACAAGATAAAGACCTTCGCATACAGAATAAAGCTTGTAACGATCTTCTCGATCGTCATGGTCGCTTTGCGAAAGTAACACGTATTGGTGCTCCTACAGATGAACAGAGTAGAGGAGTGGCAGAAGATAAAGATAATAAAGCAGTAGCGGAGATGGTGAAAGCACTTTCTAGTATTAATAATGATAATAATAGTCCCACAACTCCACCCACGCCAACTATCGACACGCCAGGTGTAACGGAGACGATTCAATAAATATCTACAAGTTTCTATATAAGGGTTCGCTAGAAAAGGATGAAATCTAGTAAAGAATTAAATCCTACTGAAACCTTGACCGGGACATAGGTAGGTCACTGAATTAGATTAATAAGCCCTATATCCTTATATAGATTAATTAATGTGATAGTGGTTTTGATTTTTTATCATTCAGTGGCATTAGGCCCGGTCCCGCGCCGCTTTGGGCGCGGGGTGTAGAACATTTAAATGTTAGACTCTAATATATTAGATTCTTCGGCAACAGAATCTATACAGGAGATTAATAGACAGTCTTATTCTCAAAAATGGAATGTAATTCCTGTTAATGGTCTTCCTCCAGCGACACAAAATACAGCACACCGATTAAATGCTCTTGGGGACAACTTTTACTTTATTAAAATTATCCTCCGTAAACGTCGTCTCTCAAATATCTTCCATAGACAATACTGCAATCAGTTTCTCTGTTGGCAACTTAAAGAAGTAAATGAAGTCCCAAGAGATCATTTTAAGACAACTATAGGTTCTATTGGTATGCCTATGTGGTGGGCATTACCATTTTCTGAACGTGATGAACGTTTAATGAGAGGTCTTGGATATGGAGATGAGTGGATAGACTGGATGAAGCGGGTACACGATCAGAATACTCGTACACTTATAGCAATGGAGACAATTAAGAATAGTTGGAAGATAGGTAAGAAAATATCCAATGAATATAAACATAATCAGTTCTTCCGAAGACTTTTTCCAGAAATCCTTCCAAACTCCGATTGCCAATGGTCAGCAGATACAATGACTCACTTACGAGATTTTTCTCGTAGCGATGCTAATCAAGGGGAGGGAACTTATGAGTTCACGGGTGTGGATGCTGCACTCCAGTCGAAACATTACAGGCGCATTATATACGACGACTTATTTGGTAAAGATGCACTTAAATCAGAATTGGTGGCTTTATCCACATGGGAATGGTTTCAACTTGCAGTTGGAGCGTTTGACAGTGACCCGGATGATCCCGATAGTGAGTGTGACGAAATAGTTAATGGTAACCGTTGGTCCTTCCATGATCTAAATTATAACATTCGTAAAAACTTACCATATTTTAGATTCAACACACATGACGCCGAAGGTGGCTGTTGTTCTCTACATCCTCCAGGTACTCCAATCTTTCCAGAAGAATGGAGTATGGTTAAGTTAGCAAGGATGCGTAGTAGATTAGGAGAATATTTTTATAGTTGTCAGTTCCGAAACCAGCCAATCCCTCCAGGTGGAAATACATTTAAGACTGAATGGCTTCGTCATTTTATCTTTACTACTACAGAATTGAAGAAAATTTCTCCTAGTTTTCATAAAGATTTAATAAATATTCCTATGGATGAAGGTGGTACGTTTACAACACAAGGTTATCGTCTTATACCACAAGATGAAATGATAACTAAGCGTCATATGACTATTCGTCATGAAATGCACAATGGCGTTCTTCTTAAAGATATTCCTACTTCTAATCTTGCAAAGATGTTAATGCTTGATCCTAATCATAAAGGAGAAGAAGGCCGAGCTAATCATGCGTTAATGTTACTAGGAATCAATCATAATCCTCTTAACGTCTATATTCTAGATGGTCGTGCTGATACTTGTTCCCGTGAAGATATTATGCAATCTGCTTATAAAATGGCAGAAAAATGGCGAATACGATCTTTATGGGTAGAAATATCAGCAGGGCAGACTTGGTGTAAGACAGCATTTGAAGTAGAAGATAAAATTAGAAAAGACTTAGGTAAATGGTATTTTCAAGAAATAAAGGAATTTCGGGATAATCGAAGCGATAATGCTAAATGTGATCGTATAGAAGACACAGAACCATTCTTCAGACGTGGACAAATTTGGATTTGTCAAAATGATAGTAGTGATTTTACTAGAAAATTTCTAGAAGAGTATAATGAATATCCTCATTGTGCAACTCGTGATATTCTTGATATTCTTGGGCATGGCATACAAAATTTAGATTTATCTACTCTAAGTGAATCAGAACAATTTGATTTTACATATAATCAACAAAAACAACAATTAGCTTTACAACATAGTTCTGGTAGATCATCTATAACAGGATACTAGTTAATTTATGAACCGAGGTTGTAAATGTGGGAGAGCCTACTATTTCTCCACTCTACTGGATCAATCTTGTTCTACTTATACTTGTTAGTATCGCTTCTTATTTTCTTAAACGTTCTCTTAATGAGTTGGACCAGATGGAAAAACAAGTTCAGGAACTCAAAACTAAAGTTTCCATTCTCTTGGATAGAGATAGAAGAAAGCGTCTCCAAGATTATGAAGAGGAAAACGGGAAATAAAATATAAAAGGAGTTATAAACATGCAAAGTATTATAAACTTATATAATACAAATACACTGTTTCACAGTTTTATACTTGCTATGGAAGCGGCTATCATCAGTTTTATTACTTCTTACAATGCTGGACTTCCTACAACCAAGGCCGCTTGGACTAGTTTGGCTTTTGCAGTAGGTGGAGCAATATGGGGAGCATTTAAACGTTGGCTTGCTAATAATGTAGCTACTCAACCTGTAGTAGCTAAAACGGAGACAAAATGAATTCAGGATCACATCATATAGTTTTATTGTATTTTGCATTTGTCTTCTTTGTTATTGGTACATTTTGGGGGCCAGTACCTAATCCTCCTGGTTCTTGGTACTATAGATTTAATCTTGTTAGTGCTGGTCTTGCTTGTTGGGTAGGGAGTCTTATATTCTATTAATTGTTTTAAAGGAGTTTTATGCAAACCCGTAGAGATTTTGTAAAAATTGTTGGATCAGGAGCACTTGTACTTGGTATAGGTGAAGTATCAATGGGGTTATCATGTGCTTCTGTTTTTACAGACATAGAAAGGTATGTTCCCATTGGTCTTTCTGCATTTCAAGCTGTTGTAAGTATTGTTGATCCAGCTTTAGTTGTACCAGTAGCCTTGGTAGTTACAGAAGTAAAAGCAGCCTTTGCTGACTTAGTAGCAGCAGTTACTATGTATAATGATGCTCCAGCAGCTAATAAAGCTACACTTCTTGGTAAAATTTCAACAGCTATTAATGTTGTAGAAACAGAAATACAAATTTTCTGGAACGATCTTAAACTACCAGATAGTGCATTAGCTAATGAGATTTCTAGTCTTCTTGGTGTTATACTTTCTACATTAACTGCATTTCTTCCACAGCTTCCAGCTCCAACTACTCCAGTGGCTATGGTACAAAAAAGACCATCTAAAGTTGATCAGTTACAAAAAACTATTGTATTTACACCAAAGAAACGATCTGTTAAACAGTTTAAGCATGATTTTAATACTGTTTTGGAAAGTAATCAACATGTACAATATAGTATTTAGTATTTGATAATTTTTTATTTTTCCTAAAGACACCTATTAATTAATTTATGTCACTCACTAAACCAGTCAAAGTTAACTTTGGAACAGATGAAGATAAAGATCTGGACAAATATGTCTATGATAATCTTATTTCTCTAAAGAACTCCTATGCAAATTTGCATGAAACTTTGGTTCCTAAGTGGCGTAGATTAATTAAAGGTAAACCAAAAGAAGAAACTCGTAATTTTCCTTGGCCGAATGCAAGTAACGTTGTAATACAATTAATAGGGGAGAATGTAGATGTACTTAAAGCTACACAGCTTGGAAGTATATACGAAATTCTCCCCTTATTTACTGCTGGTTTATGTGGAGATTGGGAAGATTCAGAAAAAGGTGATGATCAACGTGTAGCTCTTGAAGAGTTTCTTAATATAATGGGGCTTAGTAAAAAAGAACTTGATCTCTATCGAGTAGAGTCTCGTGCAGCACATGATATTGCTGGTTTGGGATCAGTAGTAATAAAGTTACCTTGGGAAACAATAACAGAAGCAGTGGTAACTGGACTTGATAGTGATAGTAAGCCAATGTTTGAGAAGAAAGATGTATATGATGGTCCTAGACCTGTAAAATTAGCTTATGAACATTGGGCGGCGACACCAACAGCGGATACATGGGAGAGTGCAGGGTTTAAGTATCATAAGTATTTTCTTACTAAAGCTCAATGTGAAGAGAAAGTTTTTTATGGGGCATTTGAAAAGAAGGCATGGGAAGATATTAAGAACTCTCCAACTAATGAAGATAGTAGTACAGAGGAGGAAGAAAAGTTAAAAGCACAAAATATTGATTCTCCACAACCAGGAAAAAGTACAGATACTTGGACATTTTATGAATGTTGGCTTGTTTATTGGTATAATAATCAGAAATATCGTGTTTTTTATACTATTCATCTTGGTATAGGTGATGATGCTGGACAGGGTAAAAGGATGGGAGCATTCTTTAATTTCTATCCTAATAATGAAGAACCTTTTGAATTTGCTCGTCTTGGATACAGTGAAGATGGCTTAATTGGTTATGGTTTTGCTGAAATGGGAGAGATGTATCAAGAAGAAACATCTACTACTCATAATCAACGTGTAGATTCTCGTACATTATCCAATACAAGTGTTGTTCTTGGTGGTCGTAATGTTAATATGGATGCAGGTATTTCTTTGTTTCCAATGGCTGTTCTTCCATTTGATAAAGATCAGGTAGAAATTACCCAATTAGGTCGTACTGCTCCAGAGAGTGTAAATGAGGAAGGTATGACGCTTTCTCTTGCTAAAGCTCGCTTTGGTACAGATACGCCGGGTAGTGAGGGTATGGGGAGTGGTACTGTTGATAGGAAAGGTAATTATAATTCTATGGGAACCTTTTCTATTATGCAAGCAGGAAATCGAAGAATAAATATAAATGTTACAGATTTTCGATACATGCATCTTAATCTTGGACAAAAATTTAGTAACATGTATGCTGCTTTTGGAATAGGAGAAAATAGATTAAAATATCTTGGTAAACAAGCAGAAATTTTACAAAAAGCTCTTGATAATCTTAAGCAAGGACGTATAGAACTACCGATTAAAGCAGCTACAGCTTCTATTAATAAAGAAATAGAAAAACAGACAGGAATGTTATTTAACCAAGTAATGCAACGTCATTATGGGGCAATAGCACAAATTTTACAAGGTATTGTAAATCCTGTTATTCCACCAGAGATTAAGGAATTTCTTATTGGTAGTATTGGTGGGATGTCATATATAATGTCTAAGTTACTTAGGGCATTTAATTATGATGATATTTCCCGTATGCAGCCAGAGAGAGAAATAATTAATAAAATAAAACAAGCATCACAACAACAAGGAGCTAGTAATGGACAACCAAACATTCAAGGAGCAACAGGTCAAACTCAATCAAATAACTCAGGACAAGGAGTACGGCAAGATATTGGACAGCAAGGAACGAATACTCCATCATCTCAATCAACAGGAACAGGTGTTACTGGACAACTTTTACAATAGCTATGCAATGAAACTTAAAAATCAATTAACTTATAGAAATATTAATAAAGATGGAATGGATGTATCAGATATTATCCGTGGACAAATTATAGCACTAGAATATGTACTTAGTATGAAAAAAAGTTTTGAAGAGGTTGAGCAACTTAAAAGTAATATTGAAGTTGCTCAGAAGGGAGTAAGATAATGACACCTTTGGAAATACCACTTACAGAAGTTGGGTGTACTCAAGGTTATCAAAAAGTAGTTTATGCTAAAGATCAACCTGAATATATACCTTTACCTGTTATTTCTGATGGTAATAAGGTAATTACTAAATGGAAGTTAACTAAAGAAGAATTTGAAGAAGTTGCTATTACAAGTGAAATTTATTTGGAACTTTTAACCTTTGGTCAACCTCCTCAACCAGTTAAATTAAGTACTAATCTTGAGGAGGTAGTATAATGGCTTGGGGAAAAGAACTAACAAAAGAGGATCTTATTAAAGCTGGACTAGATCCAGCGGATTTAGCTGAATTAAAAGCTAATGGTGTAAAGAAAGCTGATCTTGAAGCTTTAAAAACTGAACTTGGTACTTCATTAACTACTTCGATGACTGAGCTTATTACAAATCAGTTTAAGGAAATGGAAGGACGTTTAAAACCAGTAAAACAAAATGATCAACAACAGCAGCAACAAGATCAAGTAGACGAGCCTACTGAATTTTTAACTGATCCAACAGCTTATATTAATAAAAAAGTTGGTCAGGCTGTAGGTTTCGCAGCAATAAATACAACTCGTATGCGTATGGAGATGGCTCTGGAGAGAGCTAGGAATAATTATAAAGGTTTTAAGAATACAAAACTTACAGAAGAGATTTTAGCTGAATGGAATCAGTATAAGCCTGAAAATATGGCGGGGATTAAGGATTTTGATCCTGATAAACTCTTAAAGAAAGTACACGATATGGTTATTGGTGCTCATGCAGAAGAAATTAATCATGATACTAATAAACGTGAAGGAGTTTATAATCTTGTAGCTTCTGGTTCTGGTGGGGGCGGGGGTGGAAATGTTACAAATAATATTGATAGTTCTAAGAAAACACCAGAAGAACTAATGACTGATGAAGATAAAGCTATGGCTGCTCGTTATGGAATGACACCTAAGCAATGGGTAGAGGCTGATGGTGAGAAGTATCAAAAAGAAGATGTAGTAACGGTAGGAGGTAATTAATGCCACCACTTAAACCAAAGAAACAGGAGTCAGAAGTCAGTCAAGTAGATAAAGATTTACTTGGAGAAACTACTGTAACTGTACATACAGATACAACTAACGAAGATACTTTAAATAGTTTAGCTGATTTAGCTGATGCTGTTTCTAAAAGAATAGCAGAAGATAAAATAGATAACGCTATGTCTTCTGTCTCCGCTGATGCTTATAAAATAGGTGGTAGTACCAAAGTAACAGCTTCCACCGATAAGAAGGCATATCAAGGACCATTAAACCCAGAAGATCGAAAGAAACTTATTGATCGTCTTAATGCTCGTACAGCTACAGATGAAGATATGAGACGTATAGACGAATCAATGATTCTTGATCTTCCATTTATAAAAGCAGCGGATTTTTCTGTATCAGGTGAATTTAATCCAAGACCAAAAGATCCTGCTATTAGATTTCGTTGGGTGAATAATGTTAACTTTATTCAAGGTAATATGATGAAATTAATGGCAGATGGTTTTGAAGTGGCTTCTATAGATGATGTGGATGTAGTAAAAACTCCAATACATTCAAGAATGTTAGACGGAACACAGATTAAACAGTATGATGTTGTTTTAATGAAGATTAGTGTTTTAAAACTTATGTCAATTTATCGACGTAATCTTGAAGTTGCTGCTTTTAAACTTGATAGTATAACATCTGGTCGTGGTTCAGAAGCAGCGGCTAGTCAATCTTTTAGTGATCTTGTATCTACTGATCCATCAGCAGTGTCAGGATATAATAGAACAAAAGCTGCATCTGGTCGTGAACCAGTTGTTTTTAGTCGTACATAATAGTTTTTAGGAGATTTAAACAATGGCTTCTCTTCTTGCTACACATGCTATTTTAGAAGTGGTAGAAACAAAACAAAA